AGTTGATGGGTATCGTGGTTCAGGCGGGACAAAGATTTGCCTCTATCGCTGACTTACAAGTCGGTGAAGGTAATCAACAAGCAGCTGTTGGTACAACTGTTGCTATGTTGGAAAGAGGATCCAGAACAATGTCAGCAATCCACAAAAGGTTATATGCTTCGATGAGAAGAGAGTTTGGTTTAATGGCTAGAGTCTTTAAACTTTACTTACCTCCAGTTTACCCGTATGATGTTGTTGGCGGTCAAAGACAAATCAAGCAATCTGATTTTGACGACCGCATAGATATACTGCCAGTTGCAGATCCCAATATCTTTAGCCAAACGCAAAGGATATCTTTAGCTCAAACTGAGATGCAATTGGCAGCATCTAATCCTGCTATTCACAACCAGTACGAAGTTTACAGAAACATGTACGAAGCATTAGGTGTGAAAGACATAGACTTAATTTTAAAAAGACCAGAGCAACCAATGCCAAAAGATCCAGCGCTAGAGCATATCGATGCATTAGCTGGTAAACCTTTTCAAGCATTTCCAGGTCAAGACCACCAAGCGCACATTACTGCACACTTAAACTTCATGGAAACAAACATGGTGAAGAATTCACCTGCAATCGGTGCTGCAATACAAAAAAATATACTAGAACATATTAGTTTAATGGCACAAGAACAGATTGAAATAGAGTTTCAACAAGAATTACCACAACTTGCACAGGCACAACAGATGGCCATGCAAAATCCACAGCTACAAATGCAGATTAGAATGTTGACAGAGAAGATTGAAGCTAGAA